CAGGATATCTACATTCAGAAATGAAGGGCGGTAACGGTTGGATTGAAGTTTATGCTCCATCTATCGTTAATAGAGAGCTTCTTAAAATCAACCCTGATACTGAACAGACATACCTTGCCGACCTTAAAGATGAACTTTCAGAAATGCGTTTCATTCAAGAAGTTCTTGCTGAGTTCGGTGAAGAAGAATTTGGAGTATATCAAAAGAAACACATCGAAGTTGCAGTCGCAGAAGGAAGAAGGATTGATTACAAGTACACAACCGAAATGGAAGAAGATGAACTTGAAGCCTTCCTTAAACAGCCACGCACAGGTCCTCGTATGCTCGGGGTTGACTGGGATAAAAAAATGGTTGCATAACCAAACGACACCATATATGATTAAATTGAGGTGATTATATATGGTAGGAAAAAAGAAGTTATTCGCTACAAAAGAACAGTTAGAGGAATTATATAACCAACATAAAAGTGCTTATAAAATAGCTGAAATATGTAATGTAAATTATAAAAGAGATACGAATACTTCTATAGCAATTATTCACTGTCCCCTTCAGGAGTGATCCTGATGCCTAAAGTTACTTAATTGCGGGAAGTTCCTTAGAGCTTCAACTACTAACTACAGATGGCGACATACTGTAGGGCGAAGGGTAATACCTTAGAGATAGTAAAAAGGTTGAAGATTGGATAATCCGCAGCAAAGCATCTCATAGAGATGTTGGTTCAACGACTATCCCCATATGGTACCGACCAGGGGAGTACACTCAAGCGAGTGGAAATAGTAACCCCTCAGAATATCTGAGGTGATGATATAGTCTGCCTCTCACCACTTACGGTTATAAAGTGGCTATGGGAAACCATAGAGGTGTAGTAGCGACACACCGCAACGGAGAGGGAAATTCGGGGCAACAACCAATATGGTTTGTGTGCAGCTTGATAAACTTCATAGAGATGCAGAGGGTAGGATAGTACCAATGTTCAAGGTATTATTCAGGGTAGAGATACCAAGAACAGAGTTTACTTACACAAATGCTGTGAATAAAATCATAGAGCTTAATGATATGTATGACTTTGACTGGATAGCTGTTGACCGAGGATACGGTGAAACTCAGATAGAATTACTACACAGGTACGGTATGGAAAACCCAATCACAGGCCTTGCTGATAAGGTTGTAGGCTATCAGTTTGGAGAGAAGCTTCTTGTAAGGGATCCATACACTTATAAGCAAGATAAGAAACCATTAAAACCATTCATGGTAAACAACTCTGTAATAGTATTTGAAAAGCATAAGATTATCCTTAACCCTAAAGATAAAAAGATTGTAGAACAGCTTGAACAATACAGAGTTAAGTCTATTAGTACAAATGGATTGCCAACATATTCATCTGAGAACGAACACTTAGTAGACGCATTAAACCTTGCATTACTAATATTCGAGCAGAAGTATGGCAACCTAATGAAGAAGGTTATATCTTCAAAAATTCTATTAATAGATGGTATTGATACGCCTGACAATGTTAAGAGCAGAGATCTTCCACAGAAGAAGGAACAAAAGATATTCTCAGCAATAAATATGGGTGGCTATAAAGGATATATAGTTAATGCCACACCTAAGAGGTCAAGCTTTAATAGACCTAAATCATTTACGAGGGGGAGTTTTTAATGAACTATAATTTACCACCGGAAACGGAGATTATTGCGTATAGACCGGTCTTAGAAAAAGATCGTGTCATTACTCAGAAAACTGCAGATTACTACGATGAAAGAGTTCTCTTTGAACATTCTCCTTCTGTACTTCAGGTGGCTGAAAACTTACCCTCAAGCACTATTGATACACTTGACCGTCTTACTGAGAATACTGACTCAATGATTTCTGTTCTTGATGCCTTACTCTCAAATGTATCTGGCGATAATCTATCTTTTGCTGACTTTAAACAAGCACTAATGGATGGTAATTCTGAGATAGTAGAGAAATATGTTAATGCTCACAAGGATAACATTGAGGGCGATACAAGGGTAGAGGTATATGAAAATCTTTATCGCCTTAAAGATGAAGTTAGTAATTTGCGTTCTATATTCTCAAGCCTGGTTTATGGCAATAAAGCAATAACATCTGAACAGGCTTCCTCTATTGATAAGATGAAAACCGACAAGCTCATACAGTACGAGAGGGAAGGTAAGATTCAAAAAATCAACTACGCAGCCATATCAATTGATGCTCAGATTAATAAAGTTATTGCTGGCCAGGCAGATACTCTTACAAGTTACGGCAATCAGTTATTCGCCTTAACCATGTCTGCTAAACCAAAGAATGTAACAGACTTCAATGGAGTGTCTGTGCAGTCTACATTAGAAAACTTCTTCGATGAATATGCAAGGAGAAATAATGAGGACAGAAAGAAGTTAGACTCAGTATACTCCAGAAAGATAATTGATACTGGTATAGCAAGAGCTTATGTAAAGAGAAAGGACTTATTGGATTTACTAAATGCAAAGCAAGCTTTATCTCAGGTAAGCGGCTATAGTAGTACAATAGACAATAGCATTAATGATGCTGTTCAGAGGTCATATGATTATGTACTTGACCTAAATAAAGGAATCCTAATGGGTGCCCTGTATAGGGACGATTATTTGACAACTTTGAAGCAAAAATCAGAATTACGCAACATTTATACTCTATTAAAGTAACAAATATAGCATCAAGTCAGTATATAGATTGTTAGAGCGGAGATAAGGAGGGTTAGTTATGGCCGTTAAAAGAAAAAACGAAAAGAAGCAAAAGATAAAAGAGATGTATGAAAAGGCTGTTAAAATAAGATGTTGCTATTGCGATATCAGAGAAACCTGTAAATACAGAGCAAGAAAAGAAAGTTCTGAAAGGATGGGTATAACAACTTATTGCACTATGACACCTAACAAACCAAAGAGTTTTTTAAAGAAACAGAAAAGGGTTAATAAAGCTTAGGCGTACTTTACAGTGCAAAATTAATTGTGGTATAATGATTAAAGAAAGCATGTCAAAGAACGGCATATTTTTAATCAAGCGTGTCAATTCCGACACGCTCCCGTCTAAAAATTCATGTCGAAAGAGGTGGCTTATATGTATACTTTTAAAGAAATGCACATCTCAAATAACAATCCTAATAGGAAAGTGCAAGCTTTAAAGGCTTTCGCGTTCCATTACACAGCGAACTACAGTAAGGGTGCTAATGCTATTGCAAACAGAAATTACTTTGCAAATCATCCCAACGCTGAAGCTTCTGCTAACTATGTTATTGATGACTATAATGTAGTTGAGTGTATCGCACCAGGCTTTGTTGCGTGGCACGCAGGAGGTTCAAGTTACACTGATTACGCTAAAAAGAACTTTATGCTTAATGGAGCTGTTAGACCTAACGACTTTACAGTCGGTTTCGAGATGTGTGTCAATTCCGACAGCGATTGGAATAAGACAGTAGAAAACACAATAGAGTTTGCTGCTCAATTAGCAATCAAGCTTGGTGTTCCAAACATTGAACTTATCCGTCACTATGATGTTACTGGAAAGAATTGTCCAGCAATGTATGTGAAAGATACCGCAGCTTGGGAACAGTTCAAGCAAAGACTTAAAAACAGAATAGCTGAACTACAAGGTAAGGAGTCAAATCCGACACCTACTCCTTCAGGAGATACTTACACTGTAGTACATGGTGACTCACTTTGGTCTATTGGTCAAAAGTTTGGAGTAACTGTAGAACAACTTAAAGCCTGGAATAACCTAACAAGCAATGTTATTTATTCAGGACAAAAGATTAAGATTAAAGCTCCAACATCAAATCCTGCTCCTGCAAAACCAGTTCCTTCACAGCCTAAAGCTACAGTAGGAACAGTTACAGCAAGCGTTCTAAATGTTAGAAACGGTGCAAGTACAAGCTACAAGGTAATAGGCCAGTTAAGGAAAGGTGATAAAGTTAATATCGCAAATAGAGTAGGTGAATGGTATAGCATATACTACGGAGATCATGGTGGTTTTGTACACTCAGACTACATCAAGGTCTGATAATAAAGAAAAGAGGTGATGCTATGGAGTTCTTAAAGAAAAGAAGTGATGCTATGGAGTTCTTAAAGAAAAGAATTAAAAACTACGGTTTCTGGACATCTCTTATAGCTTTAATTCCATTGGTTGCTCAGGCCTTCGGGTTAGATTTTATCCCTGACAACTATGCTACCGCTACTAATGCGTTGCTTGCTTTCTTGGTTGCTGCCGGAATTGTAAATAACCCAACTCAAGGAGCTTGGTTCCTTGATGAAAATGGCGATGGTATAGATGACCGCCTACAAAAATAGGAAGGCAAGGATGTGTAATCAATGAATCGAATTAAGCTATGGGTTGCCCGTACATTCTTCAATGATCTTATGTCATTGGATAGCACAACGCCATCTGTCACAGCACAAGATGCCGGGTCAAGGGAGTTCGTAGCTGGTTTGGTTAAGAGAATAGGTCTACGCTCGGGTGACATTGCCTCAGATGAATTTGAGGAGCCCGAGTTTGACCTTACTCAAATCTATAACGGTTATAATACAGACTCTTACGTCCGTCAGGGTATTGATAAATATATAGACCAACTTTTCAAAGAAGGTTGGGACTTTTACGGTAAAGACACAAACATTGTCAATTATGTAAAGCTTCGATTAGCATATATGGCTGAAGCAACGGGAATACCAACAGGACAATTATTGATAGATATTGCTGAAGATATCGTTAAATATGCAAACTGTATAATAGCAAAAGCCAGAGCGAAAGATGCAAATGCCCTGCCGCCTGGAGTAAAAGCTACAGGATTAAACGGTACTCAACCAGTTGCCGGATATTTTTGTTTAAATGTTCCTACTATGAAAGTAAGGCGTGACAAAAATGGCACAGTTAAAGGTTGGCAACAAGAAATTGAAGGGGCTGACAAACCTGTAAAGTTTAAGCCCGAGGACATCATTCATATTTACTACAAGAAAGAGAAGGGTAATGCCTTCGGTACAAGCTTTTTAATACCTGTTTTAGATGACGTTAGGGCATTAAGACAGGCTGAAGAAAATGTACTTAGAATGATGTACAGAAATATCTATCCTTTCTATCATGTTGCCGTAGGTGACAAGGATGCTCCGGGTACTCCTACAGAAGTTACTGATCTTCAAGATACCATTAACAACATGGATATTGAGGGTGGTATTGTTACAACAAACAGAGTGACAATTAAACCTATAGCTTCAGACCAAGTAATCAATGCCGAACCATATTTAAAATACCTTGAAGAAAGAGTGTTTTCAGGACTTGGTGTTCCGGCAATCATGTTTGGTAGAGGTAATACAGCCAATCGTTCTACTGGCGATAACATGGCCAGTGAGATGGCTGATAGAATAAAGGCTATTCAAAAGACCATCGAAATGTTCATTAATACATTTCTAATTAAGGAACTGCTCATGGAGGGCGGTTACGATCCAATCTTAAATCCTGACCAAGTAGTTGAATTTAGATTTAAAGAGAATGACCTTGATACAAAGATTAAGACAGAAACTCATGCTATTTACCAGTATGAACACAATGCGATTACTGAAGATGAAATGAGAGCTGAGCTTGGTAAGGACCCAATAACCGACAGGTCTAAGATGTTCCAAACTCTTATCACTCAGGCTAACGCTTCATACGGCGCATCAGTACAACCTAAGACAGAGCAAGGTACCAAAGAAACTAACAACAAACAAAAACCTACCAACCAATATGGTACAAAGACTTCGCCGAAGAAGGTCACAAACTCGCTATATGATGGCATGGTAGTTGATATAGTGAATCAATTAGGTTCAAGCCTAAATGATTATATAAATGCTTGTATAGAAAGCAAAGATGCTATCAAACATTCTGCTGTAACAAAAATACTTGATAGTTCAGCACTTGCATTAGTAGAAGTGATTAATGAAACACTCGATGAAATGCAGTATGACAATAAAGCTATTATGGCCAGAGCTATATTAACCTTTGACCAGTTAAAGGCAGATTTAGAAGATGGCTTAAAAGACTTGCAGGATTATTCTGAAGTAACAGGCCTTGTGGATGCAATGATTGAGTTAACTAAATGCAAGTTGCTTGAGATAGTCTAATGAAAGCTGAAGAAAGGAGGAATTGAAATTTGAGTAAGAAAACAATGACATTAACTGATGCTAATGGCAAAACATTTGAAGTCACAATTAATGATATTGCCGATATGACCACAGACCTTGAAGGTTCAGCACAAGACCACGATATAACTGATGCTGAAGCACATAAAGTAACAGATTTTCAAGTTGCCATTGTAGATTCTCAGGGTAATTCTGTTGATGTTAATAAACTTCTTGATGAAGCTAAACAGGACCCTGCAAGATTACCTAAGGCAATAGATGTTCTGTTTGAAGCCACACATTCAGGAAGTAATAGAAACTTCTTCATATACCACAGTGACTCAATGGAAAATGATGCTACAAGTTGGAAGTCACCATTCGCAAAACCATTCCTTAAAAACCATGATATTTATAGCGAACCACTTGGAAGAGTGCATGATTTCTACTTCGGAAGATCAGAGTTTAATCCAGATAGAGATTGTATCAATGTAGTATATAGAATTTCTGATGCAGATGCTATTGAAAAGTTCTTGGATGGAAGATACAGAACAATGTCAATCGGAGGTTCTGTAGGTCATGTTTCATGTAGTATCTGTGGCAAAGACATCTTGAAAGATGGTGTGTTCAAATTCTGCGGCCACTGGAGAGGAGAAGCCTATGCAGGTCAAAAAGCTCTATGGAACGCAAGAAATATTGAATATAAAGAGGGTAGTGTAGTAAATGCCCCGGCAGATGATTGGGCACAGGTTAAGAAGATTACTGTCATAACTGGAGATGCTAAAGACTCTGCTGCAAATACAAATCAAAAGGATGGCGAAGACATGAGCAAATCAGTAGACTCAAATGTTAATGACAACATCCTTGACGATATAGATGCTTTAGCTGCTGCTGACAATGCTGCCGCTGCAGATGGTGAACCAAATGGCGAAACAAAACCTGAAGGTGGAGAAGCACAGGATAGTCAAGGACAGAATGAAGGCGAAAATGCTGACAATTCTACTGATGCCAATGACAATGAACCTGAAACTCTTGAAGCTGTAAAAGATGAAAGAGATACTCTTAAAGCAGAAAATCAATCCTTAAAGGATGAAAAGAAAGCTTTAGAAGATCAGGTTAAAGACCTTCAGACACAGGTTACTCAGTTAAATGACCAAGTAAGAACATTAACTGAAGAAAACAAAACTGCAACAGAAGACTCACAGGCATCAAGAAAGCAAAGCATTAAGCTTGCAGTAATGAATAAGAAATTAATGGCTCAGAGGATTGTTGATTTCGAGTTACTAAGTAATAAGGTTACTGATGATAAGAAAGAAGTAAGAATGAATGAGTTAATCGCAAAGGGAGCAAAGGAATTAACCGATATGGTAGAAAGCCTTGCAACCACAACTATCAAGGAGCAAAGAAAGTTCATAGACCAAGTTAACAACCCGAGTATGGTTAATCTTCAGGACCAACATGCAATAACTGAAGATGATGACAAAGTTGAAGATAAGAAGGACGAAAAGAAAGTCCCAACTATGAAAGACTTTGAAGATACTATTATAAAAATAATGACTCGTAAATAAGGAGGAAATCTAACATGGCTTTATACGAAGGTATTAAAAGAATCGAAGGTTCCCGTTCTAATACCGCACTGGTAAAGAGCGGCCACATGTCACCTGCTGAAGATTGGCTTCTTGATCCAAAGTTCCAAGATGTCGATATGAGCGGAGTATTTAAAGAAGGTGTATTATTCAACTATCAGTACGGTGGAGTTGGACAAGAAGATGTCGTAATTCCAAAAGGAAGAATGGTTGGTGTTGGAGCACCAGTTAAGGATTTTGTATCAAAGAAATACAAGACAGTAATGACACTTCCAGGCATGGCTAACGATGCTAACACAATCGGTATGGTTCCATACAACATTACAAAGGACTACTTCCAGCAAGACAGGTTTGGAGGAAACAAGCCTTCAATCATCACTCTTGACTATGTAACACTTCCATATATCCCTGGAGTTGAAGCTTCAGCAGACTATAATAAGACTGGTATTTTAACAGAAGAACAAGCTCTTTCAGTAGATTTAAAGATGCCTTGGGGATCTGTTATCGGAGCTGGAATTAAGGATGGAGATTACTTAAAGGCAACTCCATCAGGAAGATTAACTAAGTGGGATAAGACAAAGGATAACCCAATTGATATCGTAGGACAAATCCTTGCATCCGATATGAACGGAGAGCCTTGGGGATGGCTTAAATGGGTTATGTGGGATGAAACTGCAAGAAAAGAAGATGATGTATTTATTAACAGAAGTGGTGCATCAAATCTTCCTGGCGATGCAGGATACCCATTCGACCCAGGGTATAGAGATGGAAATACAATCTTTGAACAATATCAATCTCAATTCGTGTCAAATCCGACAGGTATTCCTGGCCTACACGATGGCACAGGCAACTACGCTGGCTATGGCAAGAACGATACCCTATATGGAAATATGGTTCTTGGTGCTGCACCTGCTGGAGTTGCAGACAACACATACATGGCTTTCCAAGCTAAAGACTACGCTGGAGGAGCTTTAAAGAACCTTCAAAATGGAGTAGTTGTTAAGATTGATGGAACAGAAGTAGCTGCTGATAGATTAACTATCGACTACAAGAATGGTCTTATCACAGTTAAGCTTATGGCTGCTGACGCAGAAAAGACTGTAACAGCTGACTATAAAGCTTTCCACTATGGAACACCAAGTTACCTTGACTTCAAGGGTGTTGTTGGTTCATTCTATGTACTTTTAAAGAAATAGTGATGCCGAGAGGGGAATAACCCCTCTGGCCCATTAAAAAGTAATGAAACGATAATTAATTCGGGAGGAAATAAAACATGGCTATTAATATATTAGACCGTATTAAAGAACAAGAGGATAGAATCCAAGATATCGTTCAGAACAAGCTTGAAAGAAGCGAAATGCTGACTGATGAAGAAATCAAAATGTATAAGCTTACTGACGAAGATGCAAAAGTAATGGAAGTATTCAATAGACTTGCTGATGGAGGAGAAGTTCCAGGGTTTACACTTCAAGACTTCCTTGCAACTCCACAGGCTAAAGTTCTTATTCCAAGAGTAATCATTGGTACAATGAGAAAGGCAGCTGATCCAGTTTATCTTGCTTCAAGCTTCTTTAAGAAGATTAAGTTAAAGAACGGACAAGCAATTATGTTCCCAAGTATCGGAGTTATGAGAGCTCACGATGTAGCTGAAGGACAAGAAATTCCACAGGAAACTATCGACTGGCAACAACACAAAGGAAACTTGATTTCAGTTGGAAAGAGCGGCGTAAGGGTTCAATTCACTGACGAGCTTTTAAAGGATGCTGAGTTCGATATTGTTGGAATGATGTTGTCCGAAGCAGGTAGAGCAATGGCAAGACATAAGGAGCAGAAAGCATTTAATGAGTGGTTAACTCATGGATGGATCGTATTCGATAATGCTCTTAGAAAGAAAGACCCAGTAAGATACAAAGATGCTGGAACAACTGGTGTAGACTTCTCCAACAACCTTAACGATACAATGTCAGTAGATGACTTCCTTGATTTAATGATTGCTTGTTATAACAACGAGTACACACCAACTGACCTTGTAATGCATCCTCTTGCTTGGAGCGTATTTGCTAAGAACGGCTTAACCGGTTCTTTATCAGCTCCAATGGATAGAGAAGCAAACAGAGAAATGCCAAATGCTACATTCAAGCTTGGACCTGAATCAATCCAAGGAAGAATCCCATTTGCTTTCAATGTTAACTTATCACCATTCGCACCAATTGATAAGGTTGCTAAGACATTTGATATGTTCTGCGTAGACAGAAACAATGTCGGTGTACAAATCGTTAAAGACGATATCACTACAGAGGAGTTCAGAGATCCTTCAAGGGATATCAGAAACGTAAAAGCTATCGAGCGTTACGGATTTGGCGTATTCAACGAAGG